GGTTAACGGAGAGCATCGGGGATTTGATACCATGAAAATATTTGAATTTGGAGAATAGAGAATGAAAAAAGAAACAAAGCAAATCGGCGGCAATGTCGTTGAGATTAAGGAAGTTGAAAGAAACGGCGTCAAGATCGGTGTAATAAAAGGGCATATTGCAACATGGGATATTGATCGCGGGTTAGACAGATTTGTGCCAGGGGCGTTTAAAGAATCATTAGAGCGCCACCGGCGTGATAATCGACAAATACGGTTAAAGGATCATCACGGGCGCACAGTTGGCGGGTTCCCGATTGAAACAGTTGTTGAAGATGAGAAGGGATTGTTTGGTGTTGGTGAGATTAATTTAGAGGTACAGCAAGGTCGCGAAGCGTTTTCTTTGGCCAAGCAAGGCGTGTTGTCTGACTTCTCTATTGGATTTAGCTCTATTGAAGATGCGCTGGAAAACGGAATCCGAGTTATTCGTAAAGCTGAGGTCTGGGAAGGGTCGGTTGTAGATGAGCCTATGAATCCAGCGGCCAAAATAACAGAAGTGAAAGCAGTTGTACCATTCCAAGACTTGCCGCTGGCTTCACGTGATCGCGCATGGGACAGTGACTCAGCTATTGCAAGAGTACGTGAATTTACAGATTCAACAGAGACGCCTAGTGCCGATTATCGCCGTGCTTTCGTATGGTTTGATCGTGAAAATAGAAACGAGTTTGGCGCGTATAAATTACCTATTGCTGATGTTATTGATGGAAAACTAACAGCTATTCCGCGTGGTATATTTGCGGCAGCGGCAGCGCTACAGGGCGCGCGTGGCGGCGTTGATATTCCAGATGCTGATCGTCCTCGTGTTATTCGTCATGTTGAGCGTTACTATGCAAAAATGGGTATTGATAGTCCATTTGGTAGCGATGAAAAACAATATTTTGTTTCAGATGATGTTAAAGAGTGGACTAAGCGCGATCTTGAGAAATTCTTACGCGGTACAGAAATGATGTCCAAGTCGGCCGCTAAAACATTGGCTGGTAAAATGACCGCCGAGGCAGACGACTCACAAAACAAAGAGTTGATGGACTTATTAAGTGAGCTGAAGGGATTTAAAAAAGATTTAGCGAAGTAGGTTTAATATAACCGTCACGCTTAGTACGCGCGGCGGTTTTTGAATCTCTTCTATATATGGCGTCAACCGGCGGGACTTGAACCCGCATCTACTGTTTATCAGATCAGTTGTTTTGATTAAACTACGGTTGACTTAGATGGTTGGTTAGTGGAGTTGCGCGTCAACGTGCACAACTTTAATCTCGCAGTCCATCAAGCGTTCTACCTCTGCGACTTTTGCGTCGAATGTTGAATATTTAAATTCACCGTAGGAGTAGATATCAAAACGTGATTTAGTTGTTACTGTTGTTATCGGTGTATAGCGCATTTTATTGCTCCGTTTCGTTAATGTTGTAGATATTATAAACGCAAAGATTTATAAATACAACAACTATTTTACAAATAATCAATCTTTTTTTTATTCTTTACTTATTATGTCGTTTATGTGTATAATCCATATGAATCCAATCTTTTTTTGGTGAGATGCCAATTCTAGATGCGCGGGTGGGATGCCTGAAGCCGGAAATAAGAGAGTTTTTATTTTTTAACCGACAACAGGAGACTATAATGTCTGATCCCACAATGAATGACGTTTTAAACGGCGTTAAAGAACTGCGTGAAGAGTTCGAAAAGAAATCACCTAACTTTGACAAGATCGAAAAAATCGAGAAAGATCTAGAAAAGCAGGAAGAAAAAAATCAATCTTTACTTGCTGAAACAAAAGCGGCTGAAAAACGTGAAGAAGAAATCAAAGAGCGCATGGATGCTCTAGAAGTTGAACTTGCACGAGCTGGAAAATCTAGCGAAGGCAAAAACTACCGCGATTCTGAAGAGTATAAAGCTTTAGATATCTTCGTTAAAGAAGGCGCTTATGCTATTACGCAAGAGCAAAAAGCAGTATTACGTACTGACAGCGATGTGCAAGGCGGTTTCCTTGTAATGGCAGAAATGGACAATGCTATTACTAAGAAAATCACTGAAGTTAGCAACATTCGCTCTATCGCTCGTGTACGTACAATCGGTGCTAAGTCTTTAGCTGTGCCAGTTCGTAACACTATTCCTGCCGCACAATATGAAGGCGAAGCAGAAACAGGTGGCGAAGATACATCTACCTACAGCAACGAAACGTTAACTGCATTCCGTCAAACTGTAACTATCCCAGTTACAATGGATATGTTGACAGATGCAGCGTTCAATATGGAAGCTGAAATCATGTCCGATGGTGCAGAATCATTTGCACTGGGCGAAGGTCAAGGATTCGTAGCAGGTACAGGCTTCAAACAACCTGAAGGCTTTACTGTTGATGACCGTGTTGTTTCAAATGCTCGTGTATCAGCTGCTTCATCAACTATCGGCTTTGATGACGTTATGAACCTAACTGGCGATTTGAAAACAGGCTACAATCCTGTTTATGTATTCAACCGTCGTACGTTAGCATTTTTACGTACATTAAAAGGCAGTGATGGGCATCCTTTATGGCAACCAGGCATGAATGGCGTTGTGATGAACACAATTAACGGCTTCCCGTACTTGATTGCAAATGATATGCCTGACATCGCAAGTGCCTCTATTCCAGTTGCTTTCGGTGATTTTGTTCGTGGTTATACAATCATTGATCGTACAGGTTTAGCTGTCATTCGTGATGACGTAACTCGTAAAAAACAAGCGATTGTTGAATTTACGTTGCAACGTTGGAACACTGGACAAGTTACTTTACCTGAAGCAATTAAATTGCTACAAGTTAAAGTCTAACGTCATTAATACGCTAGGGCTTCGGCCCTAGCTTTTAAACCAATTAAATAGGAGAAAGATCATGGCTGACTACGATTTACACAGCAATGTAAAACAAGAAGTAGCTTTAAATAGTCAAACTATAGCTACTAACACAACAACAGCTGGTAACATTATCGACACAAGAGGTTTTGAGTCGCTAGAATATGTTATCCAATCAGGTGCAATCACCGATGGCGCTTATGCGTTATTATTAGAGCAGGGCGATGACTCTGGCTTATCTGATGCAGCGGCTGTTCCAGCTGATGAAGTACTAGGCGTATTAACTGGCTTTGTTGCTACTGATGACAATGTTGCAAAACGCGTTGGTTCAATCGGTAAAAAACGCTACCAGCGTTTATCTATCGTGTCAACTGGCACAACTGCAGGCGGCGTACTTGCTGCTGTGGCAGTGTTGGGCAACCCTCAAACAGCACCAACAGCTGAGTAATCGATAGGGGGTCGAGAGGCCCCCTGTTTTTTAAATTATGAGGAATAATAAAATGTCAAAGATTAAAATTAAATTCTTAGAAGATGGCGAATGGATGGATGAGCCATCAAAGCCGATCTTTAACGTGAAAAAAGGCGAAGAAAAAGAAGTGTCCGCACGCCTAGCTAATCTTGCTATCGAAGGCGGAAAAGCTGAATTTGTAAAGCCTAAAATCGTTAAGAAAGCAGGGCCAAAGAAAAAAGCGGAAACAGGGCCAACAGCCAAGGCTGAAGCTTAACAGGTTGTTTTGTGCTGATGGACACAAAAATATATAAACGGGTCTCATTGGTAGCATCGCCTGTCAGTTTGTCGGCAATGAAAAGTTATCTAAAAATAACTACCACTGCCGACGACTTGTTGATTCAGGCGATGATTGATACCGCGACCGAATGGGGAGAGAATTACACGGGACGTGATTTTCGCGCTATCACATGGGACTTATTGCTTGATAAATTTACTGATCGCATCGAATTAAGGCGCGATCCCGTCGATTCTATTACAACTGTTAAACATCTGGTCAGTGGGTCACTAGTAACCGTACCATCCGCAACATACTATCTTAAAAAGCTGGCACAATCATCTGAAATATTACTCAACGAAAATAAAGAATGGCCAATTGATACAGATAATAGGGAGCAAGTTATAGAGATTAGATTTATAACCGAAGGCTATCAAAATCAAGAGTCAATCATAAACGCTATTAAAAGAACGGTGGCGTTTTGGTATCGCAATCGTGGTGATTGTCCAGACGTAAAAGCCGCTATAAATGGCGCGGGCGTTACGATAATTTTAGATCAATTTAGAATATCGAGGGTATAACATGGCAGATACTATTGTTACTCAAATAACAACGGCCAACTGGACTCAGGTTTCTGTCGGCACAACGGGATGGGTAACCAACTCAAGCAGTAACAATATTGTATTCCGTGAATCATCTGCGCTGCCGTCATCCACCGTCACCACTGGGCATAATTTACGCGCACGCACTGGGATTGGTTATAATCTGTCGCCAGGGCAACAGATGTTTACTCGTTCAATTGGAGCAAATTCATCCGTTATAGTGACGCCTGGCATTAGCTTTTTCGGTGAGGTCGGCAATTCAGAAGAGATTATTCTGCCAAGCGCGGCGCGTACCGCTACAGTAAACAGTGCTGATTTTGTTAACCGCAATGCGAAGGGCATTAAAGTTGTTGTTGACATAAGTGCGGTTACTGCAACACCGTCAATCATAGTTAAGATCCAGGGCAAAGATCCAGTAAGCGGGAATTATTACGATATTCTGATAAGCGCCTCATACACAACAGTCGCCACGAATGTGCTGACTATTTTTCCATCCATTCCCGACGTGGCCGACCTAAAAGCATCGGATATCTTGCCGCGGACATATCGTGTCAGAGTTGAACATGCGGATACTGACAGTATTACCTATTCTGTCTCCGGCGCGTTAATATCATGGGTGAGGTACACTAATGCCTAAGACAAACGGACAATATCAACCTGTTGATTTTTTTATTGCATTGTTGAGTGACGACGGAACTCAATCAGGCGTGACTAATTTCAATGCAGATTATTCCGTGACGTCGGTGGAAGCGTTTTTTCAGGCGCCGGCTGGATCTATTCATGAAATCACTGAATTGCAAATCGCGATAGCTGCAGGCGCCAAAATAAACCAAGGTGACTATGGAAATGTGACTGGCCCGCTCACTGTGGGCGTAGATGTACGAGCAACACTCAATGGCACGGATGTGAGTTTGCTGAATACAGTGCTGAAAACAAATCACGATTTAATCAATTTTGGCGGCAGTACAAGCTCACAAGTAATTGATTTCGCAGGCACGGCTGATACACTAACAACATCATTTAAGGCGGTAGATTTTGCGCCTGGCCCTAGGTCCACCGCGCTACGGCTGAATGGGGATCTTGGCGATCGCGTTAGAATCGTGTTAAGTGATAATTTTACACCGATAAATCAGCACACATTTCTTATTAGAGGATTCTCTTAGTTATGCCGGTACGCCAATCCATTCGCAAAAAGCGCCGCAATATCTGCATTGGTGACATGGAAGATGAAATCACGCTGGAAAACAGAGCTATTCAAGCGCCTGATTTTGACACTGTAGATTTTGACGAACAGTTTACAGCGCCTAACCCCGCTGTATGGGCATTGATTGAAACGGTGCGCGGCAAGACATTTTTTGATGGCGTATCAACCGAGGAAAATATAACTCACTGGATATACATTAACTTTGATTCAACCGTCACGGCTGAAACATGGGTAAAATTGACAGACGGCAGACGATTAGATATATTGATTGTTGAAAATCTTGATGAGCGATCCGACTTTATGTTGTTGCATTGTGTTGACAAAGGCGCGGTAGAGGCAAGTAAATCATGACGGTTCAATTTATATCATCACGTGGTAATGATAAGGTATTTGGTCGAATTGAGGGAATTGAAAAACTAACCCAGCGAGGATTGCGTCAAGGCATGTTTAGATCTGGCCAGTCTTTAAGGTCAGAAGCTAACAGGGAAATACTAAAAGGCTCAAAATCAGGTAAGGTTTATATTCGTAAAATAGCGGGCGGACGTAAGCGCAGGCATAAATCATCGGCAGCGGGTGAGTCCCATGCAAATATGACTGGCACATTGCGACGATCTTTGAGCTTTCAATTACGTGGAACTAAAGAAATAGAGTTCGGATACGGCGTTAGCAGTGGGAAAACCGCGCCTGATTATGCTAAATTTGTTGAGTTTGGCACTACTAAAATGAAACCGCGTCCAAGTTTAAAAAATGCGTTAAACTCACAACAAGGCAATTTAACACAGCATTTTAAAAATGAAATTAGAAAAGCGTTGAAATGAGAGCAAAAGACTTTATCTTACAATTATCGGCAAAGCTGCCACAGCTAGTAGATGATTTTACTACGTCATTTGCGGTTAGCTCATTAACGCGCAGCGGCACGACTGTTACAGCAACAACAACTACAGCGCATGGCTTGACGGTTGGCAAATCGGTTAATATTGTAGGCGCTCAAACACCGATTGATATTAGCAGTATTGCACGCGTTGGTATCATAGCAACAATGGTGACAGCTACCGACCACGATATGACAGAGGGCGCGTTCACTACCGTTGAAATTAATGGGGCTACAGAGCCAGAATTTAACGGCACATTTACATTGTTACGGGTAAAAAACCGTAGGACTATTACGTTCCAGGTTGTTGATAGTGGCCCAACCAGCGTGACAGGCTCTCCTTTGCTCCTCAACGGCTCTAGTCCACTGCAAAGTTACAACGGACTAAAGAAAGTAACGACAGTGCCAACGACTACAACGTTCACTTATGAGATTGCAGATAGCACGCTGTTTACACCGGCAGCCGGTACGATAACAGCTAAAACGGCACCTAGGATATCAGGCGCCGCAACAGATGAGCGGGCCATTGAAAGCTATACCAAGCAATCTGTAAATGATGCATGGTTATACGTGGTAATGAATGATGGTGTGGCGAACAAGAGCAGAACTTTAGACATTGACGGCACGGACAACATACAACGCACCAATCATTTTAAGCAGTTTGTCACTCAGACCGTGAGTTTATTTGTGTTTATCCCGACATCTGGACAAATATCAGGTCGAAAATCACGGGACAGAGCAGAAGAGCTATTGCTGCCGATTTGTCAAAGCATTTTATTTGCAAAATTCGATAGTTTAATGTCTAATGGTAAATATAATTCCCTAATGTTCAATGAGCACGGGTTCCACGGATACAATAATGCGTTTTATATCCATAGATACACGTTCGAAATGACCATTTTATTCGGAATTAATGATACAATAGGTGCTGATGAAGATGTTGCGTTTAGAGATATATCAATGACACAAGCGCATGATGTGGGAACTGGTATAATTACAACTGACATAGACCTGGACGACGAGCCATTATTATGAAACTAAAATTAAATACATCACTAGCAGGATATGAAGCGGGGCGCACTATCGAGATAGCATGCGATAGCGAAGGCGTACCATTAAACAAGTTTTGGCGCAGGCGGTTAAAAGACGCTACAATTGATAATTGTGTTTCAATTATTACTGAACGCAAAAAAACCACGAAGGAGAAAAAGTAAATGACCACCACAATTTTACAGCCAAAAACTACTGTTAATATAGTTAACGCGTCAGAAGTCGTTGCAAATACTGAGCAGCGTATTTTGCTTATCGGACAGAAAACATCGGCGGGATCAGCAACAGCGGGCGCACTAGTCGAGGCTATCGCAAATGGCGGTGCAGAAGATGCATTGTTTGGTCGAGATGGCATGTTAGCAACAATGATTCGAGCTAATAAAAAGCGCAATCAGCAAGTACAGGTTGACGCTATCGCATTAGATGATAACGGTTCGGGCGTTGCGGCAACTGGCACTATCACAGTAACCGGAACATCTACAGAGGCTGGCACGTTAACGGTTATCACTGGCTCAGAACGTAATCATAAATTTAGTGTTGCGGTGTCATCGGGTGACAATGAAACTGCCATTGCTTCGGCAATTGTTACGGCTGTTAATGCTGATCTTGATGTTCCCGTTACGGCTTCTAGCGCTTTAGGTGTTGTAACGTTAACAGCAATCAACAAAGGAACGTACGGAAACAGCATCCCACTTGAGGTACGCGGTTCTGTAGCGGGCGCTACTACAGCGGTAGCTGGTATGTCAGGCGGTGCAACCGATCCAACGTTGACCGCTGTATTTGATGTGATTGGTGATAAACGCTATCAGGCGATTGTATGGCCTTATCCTAATGATACTGCTGAATTACGTACATTATTGGACGCGCGATTTAATGCAGATGGTAAAGTACTTGACGGCGTGGGCTTCACAGCATTGGCCGATACTGTATCGAATCTTAAAGCATTAGGCGCTGCACTAAATAGTCAAAGCTTGGTGATTATAGGCGACAAAAAAGAAACTGAAACAAATTATTCAGGGCCTGCGATTGTTGAGATACCAATGGTTGAAGCGGCTCAATGGGCGGGCTTCAGAGGACTTAGGCTTGACACTGATGGATTTAGCGTTGCAGACTTGGTTATCACTGCAAACGGCCCGCTTGATAGTTTTGGTGGCCCAGCGTTAGCATCTAAACCATATTTCAATACGCCATTTGCAGAATTAGTTCCTATGCAAACAGGTCGCGGATTTGATGATGCGGAAATTGAAGATTTGAAAGATAACGGTGTTTCAGTTATTGGTAACAATAGAGCGAATAACACCGTAATATCCGGCGAGCTTGTAACCACTTACAAAACAGACGTTGCGGGCAATCCAGATGTTACATTTACATTTTTGAACTTTGTTGATACATCAAGCCAAGCACGTGAATATTTCTTTAACAATTTACGCTCTCGTTTTGCTCAATCTAGATTAACAGAAGGCGATATTATCAAAGGTCGCGATATGGCGAATGAGCTCGTTATACGTTCATTCTTGAAACGACTATACCAAGATTTAAGCGGCCCTAATTTTGTATTATTAGAATCAGGCGAGAACGCGCTTAACTTCTTTAATGATAATCTTGTTATCACATTAGATAAGGCGCTTGGCAAAGTAACTATTCAAATGACAGTGCCGATTGTTACTCAGATTCGTGAGATAGCGGCCACCATGAAAATTGCATTTAGTACAGGAGCTTAAAAATGGCAAACAATCAATTAAACAACGTAGCAATACTTGTCAATAATGACATTATCGCGTATGAAGCTAATACACTATCATTTGATGATGGATTTGGCGAATATAATGTCAGAAATGCGGTCGTGGGCGGCGGACAGACCGAGCAAGTATTTTCTGAAGATTTAGCCACTAAATTTAGCATGGTGAAGTTTTCTTTACCGTCAACTGAAGATAGTGTGAAGCTAGTAAGGGAATGGAAGTCCAACCTGAACAATAACGTGGTAGAGCTTCAATCATCAACAGGTGGCGCACAGTTTACGCGAATCTTCACGCAAGCATCAGTACAAGGTAATCCTGAAGTTAATTTATCAACAGACGGTACAGTTGAGGTTGAATTTAAAAGTAATCCAGCACAATAATTTAACGGGGCTTCGGCCCCAATCTTTCTAAAAAGCGAGGCCAGAAAATGAAAGTTACAGTAGATTTAAGCAAACCCATTAGTTACGCGCACAAAGGCAATATGGAAGAGGGCACCTTTGTTGAATTAACAGCGCCCAATTTTAAGCAGCTCAAAGATTTTTTGCCCATAAAGCAAGCGTTTATTTCGGCAGTAACTAGCATCGACGCATCAAAAGCGACTAATGACACCACCGATAATGAAAGCGACGTTAAAATAACGGGTGGTCAAGCTATTGCGGTAATGATGCAGTCATCATGCGATATGACCAAAATATATTTATTTTGTGCAGAGCTTTTTAAAGCAGGCGCTGCGCTTTTAGATGGCGAGCAAAAGTTGACAGCAAAATTAATTGAAGAGATGGAGCTGGCAGACTTCGAGAAAATAGCAGGAGAATATATCGCAAATTTTATCGCATCATCCCTAATGGATGGGATGTAAATAAACATAGATTAGAAGCTTGTAAAATAGCGTCATTTTTTGAGGGCGGCATCACTTATACAGAACTGGTTAATATGCCGATTGATGAATTTTTCAGTATTGTTGAATGCGCGAACATCATAAATGCTGATAGAAAGAAAGAAATAGATAAGGCGAATCATGGGTAATAAAGTAAGTTTTATAATTCAGCTCCAGGATCGTTTTAGTCGTGTAGCCAGCAAAGTAAAGCGCGCATTAGGATCGTTAGATACTAAGTTTAAAAAGCTAACGGATAGACTTGCCAAACTACGTCGAAAAGTAGGTGAAGTATCAACAAGTCTCGCCAAGATGGGCGCTGCTACAACTGCCGCGGTAACTATTCCAATTGTCCTGATGGGCAAGGCCATGATTGGCGCCGCCTCAGACGCGACGGAAACAGCGAGCAAGTTCAACCAAGTATTCGATGACGTGCAAGGAAAAGCAAATCAAGTTGCGAAAGAGTTCTCGAAGAGTTTTGGCGTAGCGAGCTCCACATCTAAAAAATTAATAGGTGACACAGGCGATTTATTAGTCGGTTTTGGTTTTACGGGTACTGCCGCGCTTAACTTATCTAGAGAAGTAAACGGACTGGCTGCCGATCTTGCGTCATTCCAAAACCTAGAAGGCGGGACAACCAGAGCAAGTGAGGCGCTCACCAAGGCATTGCTAGGCGAAACTGAAAGCGCAAAATCACTAGGTATTGTTATCAGACAAAATGATCCTGCATTTAAAGCACAAGTAAAAGCGCTGCAACAAAGTCGCGGGCTAACTGAAATGCAGGCCAAAGCAATTACGATATTAAGGGTGGCTACATCACAAAGTAAAAAAGCGATTGGCGATGTAAGCCGGACATGGAATGACTACGCCAATGTTGTTCGTCGCTCAGAAGAAAGGACAAAACAACTAAAAGAATCTTTTGGCACTTTGTTGCTACCAATTGCAACAACTATGACTATTGCCATAACGGAATTAGTTCAAAAGATTAACGGGCTATCCAAGCCCATGAAAGAGTTTATTCTAATAATGACGGGGCTTGTCGCTGTAGTGGGGCCGATTCTTCTTCTTCTAGCTGGCATGTCTTTTGCATTTAGCGCCATATCTGTACCTGTTATATTGCTAGTTACGGCAATTGGAGCCTTGGTTGGCGCGTTTATTTTCTTAAAATCGAACTGGGTAGCTGTATCGGATGCAATAGGCGGAACTATTGAGCAAATAGGCATTAACTTTGGGATAGTGTGGCAGGGCATCAAGGACGGCTTTCAGTCGGCCATTGATTTTGTAAGTGGAAAAATAGATGCAATATTAGCGCCATTGATTAAAGCAAAGGAATTATTAACATCAATAGGCGGAGATATATTCAATGGTGGCGTGTCAACAATCAAAGCATTGTTAGCACCAACCACACCCGTTAGATCACAAACGGACGTAAATGTCAACCTACGAGCTCCAGAAGGTGTAATCGAATCAATCAAAAGCAAGACAACTGGCAAGCGGGCAGGGTTGAATATGGGCGTGAACATGGAGGCGGCGTTGTAACATGGCAGACTCAACACGAATAATTGACGGGTTTTATAAAGATGTACCAATTCGGATTGACTCCGGCTCGGTTTCGGGTGGGCGCAAAACGGTTAAGAAAGAATTCCCTAACCGTGATACGCAAACCATCGAAGATTTGGGCCTACGTCCTCGCTCATATAATCTACAAATAGTCGTTGCACCGCGCACAACGTCAGAAGGTGGCGCGACAAATACAGTACAGGGATATTTTGAGTATCGAGATGCTATTATTGCAGCTATTGAAGATAAAGACCCAGGCGATTTAATACATCCTCTGTATGGGCGTATTGAAAACGTAGTTGCAACAACCTATAGCCTCAATGAAGATTTTAGCGACTTCGGCAGGACTCGTTTAAACGTTACATTTGAAATATCCAGCGATACGGGTATTCCACGGCAAACTATTACATCATTGTCGCAGTTAGCACAACTTAATTCATCGGTAACGAGCACCGTCAATGCTTTTGTTGCCAATGATTTTGGCGTGATAACAAAATTTAAAAATAATTTTGGCGATGCTGTCACAAAAGTTAATGAAATAATTGATTCGGCTGTCAGCGCGACATCATTCATAAGCGCTACTTCTGATAAAATAAATGAGTTTAATAGTTTCATAGGCAGCTTTTCAGCTGATGTAAACAGTTTAATAATAGCCCCATCATCACTAGCAACCAGTGTCGGCAATTTATTTTCAAATATAGATGGGCTGTTTGCAACGGCTGAAAACACATCGAAAGCATTTAAGGGATTGTTTGGATTTGGCAATAACGACGAAGATGACATCCAGCCAACAACGGCGGGGCGTATTGAGAGGCAACAGAATCGAATTGTACTAAATGGCGCGATGAATTCCTTAGCATTGAGTTTTTCTTATGTGAACGTTGCACAAATTAAATTTGATAATGTCAGGGAGATTGAACAAGCCGCTGATGACCTAGAGGTTCAATACCAGCGTGTTATTACATCGGGCGTATCAAATGAGGTTATTGCAGCCATCACTGATATGCGGGTAGTTGTGCAAAAATTCTTTGATGAACAGAAAACTATTGCAAAGCAGATAACCAGCGTAAATGTTTATACGACACCGGCCCGAGTGCTCAGCTTCCAATATTACGGCGAATCAAAAAGTGCGGATGATATTATCGGGTTAAATAATATCTCGGATGTGTCATTTGTAGATGGTGAGGTTGAGATTTTAACATTATGACGATGCAGTTAGAGGTAAGCGGCGTTCAATATGATAATTTTGCGGCGGCTAGCTGTGAGATAAGACTTGATGCGTTATCAAATGCGTTTAGTTTCGAAGCTGTCGCAGCAGAAGGGCAGCCGTTGCCATTTAAAGGCGGCGAGCCTTGCCGCGTCATAGTCAATGGTAATCCTGTTTTAACTGGCTTTATTGAGATTGTAGACGTGTCATATGATGCGGGCGATCACACCATCATGGTGCAGGGACGCGATAAAACGGCGGATTTATTAGACAGTAATTTGAGCGGGTTTGAGTTACGCGGCGAATCGCTAACGCTAAAACAAATCATTGAGAAAGCAATAGATGATATTAGTAATAAAGACATAAAGCCCGCAGACAAAATAAAAGTTATTGAAGAGGTTACAACAGAACCGTTTAATCCAGCTCAAGATCAAGTAGCAGCGGAGGCTAGTGATAACGCGTTTGACTTTATAGAGAAATATAGCCGAAAAAGACAAGTGCTTTTGACATCTAACGGTGATGGTGACGTAGTTATTACTAGCGGGTCAACGACACAGGCCATAGGCGGTATTCAGCATATAATCGGTGCATCGGATAATAACGTCATATCCAGTTCATTCTCTTTTGATACAACGGGCAGATTTAATTTATATAAATTTGCTTCACAGTTTAGCTTTTCCCCTTTGAATAACGCGGGTGATACTGGCCTCGAATCCGCCGTTA